ATGCACGGTTATCGCAATGGAGTGTATGCTTTAAAATATAGAAGCGATATTGATTGGGGTTCGACAAGAGAAAAATCTGAAACAGAAGTTAATTCTAAAATAGGACAGATTCAAGAACGTAATAGACAATATTTGGCAAAAACATATAGAAATTATTTTGAGGGAAAACGATGAGTAAAGTGACTATTATAACAGCAACAACTGGTTCTGATTATCTTCACGATAATATTAAATCAGTTCAATTGCAGACACATAAAGATGTTCAACATCTGATTGTGGTTGACGGCGAAGAACATTTTGAAAAGGTTGCTGCTATATTAGCGGAACATGATTTTCCAAATATAGATATGGTTGTTCTACCTTACGCTACGGGCAAAGAACAATATAATGGTCATCGAATTTATGGCGGGTTTACACATATTGCCAAAGGCGACTACATTGGTTACCTTGATGAAGATAACTGGTTAGAGCCAGAACATGTGGAAGTATTACTTGATACTGTAAAAGATAATCAATGGGCAGCAACCTTGCGTAAAATCGTAGATAATGAAGGTAAGTTCATTTGTAATGATGATTGCGAAAGTCTGTGTAATTGGGAATCGGTTATCCGAGATTATTTTGTAGATGTAAATTGTTTCTTTTTCTCTAAACCACTTGCACTTCAATTAAGTCCTATTTGGTATAGACGTGCAAGACATCCAGACGATCAACCTGAAGTAGATCGAGCATTGACGTACACGCTAAAAGATAATAAAATAGTATGTGAGGTGACGGGAAAGTATACTGTAAACTACAGAGCAGGAAATAGAGCAGATTCGGTTCAAGCTAAATTTTTCCTGCAAGGCAATGAAATAATGAAACAAAAATATAATGGAGCGCTACCATGGCGGAAATAGACTACAAATATAATGAAGGTGAGTTAATTAAAGAATTTCAAGAATACATTGATGCAACATACGGCCAACATTATTCAATGAATAGATTCCAGGCATCTGAGTTTATTATTGATAATGGACATGGTGTAGGATTTACTGCAGGCAATGTAATGAAATACGTACAACGATATGGCAAAAAAGCCGGTCGTAACAGACAAGACTTGTTAAAGGTTCTACACTACGCATTGATGTTGTTATATGTGCATGATCTTGAAACAGGCAAAGGCAATACTGATAATTTTGAAATCCGTAAGGTAAATAAATGAGTACTATTCTTCTAGGTTCAAGCGGGTTTCTAGGCCCACAAATATTAGAAAAATATCCTGATATTGTTTCTGTTGGTCGCACAAAACCCGCAACAGGCATGAAACACGTGGATTGCCCTACATTAGAACATCTACCTGAAGTTCTAGACAAATTAGATTTTGATAAAGTGATTATGATGATTGGTAGTTCTAATCATACAGAATTAAATTGTCAGAATATGTTAGCGATTGAAAAAAATGTAATTCCTTTGAAAAAGGTATTTGCATATTTCAAGAATAGACCAATTAAAAAGCTATTAAGTTTTAGTTCTATTCTTTTATATGATCGCAGTAAAATGACTTTGCCGGTTGACGAATCTCAACCATTAAGTACTTATCAGAATGAATACATTTTCAGTAAGTTCTTAGGCGAAGAAGTAGCAAAATTTTATTCTGATGTGCCCAACATCATTGTGAGATTAACAAACATTTACGGACCAACCACTGCATTGAATCGACCAGATTTGGTAAATCAATTAGTCGAAGGTTTAGTCATTCGTAAAAAAGCACGAGTATTAAATTTAAGACCACAGCGAGATTTTATTTATACTGCAGATGCTTCTGACGCAATTGTAAAATTATTGGATACTGATTATACAGGTCCCGTTAATGTTGCAACGGGTCAAATGCACTCCGTGGGTGACGTTGTTAGAATTTTAGAAAAACTTTCTGGAATTAAAATTGAAATAGGTGACGGTCCAGCAACTGGACATATGCAATTTGTTTCGGACAACACATTGATTAAGAAATTAATTAACTGGGAACCGAAATACAATTTGGAAGAAGGTCTAACGGAGACCTATGAAAAAATGATGGCTATGTATGGGAAATAGTATAGACTTATCCTTGCGTAGGTGTTATAATATATTTTTATGTAAATGATATTGCAATTTAGGAGATATAATGCAAATTAGTAATGAAACGATCCAACTCTTGAAGAATTTTGCTGCAGTTAACAGCAATATTCTAATTCGTAAAGGTAAGACTTTATCTACAATCAGCACAGCAAAGAACATCTTTGCTAAGGCAACAGTAGCAGAAGACTTCCCAGTTGAGGTTGCTGTGTATGATTTGAATTCATTGTTGGCATTGTTGACATTGATGGAAAATCAAGATGTTGAGTTTGGTGAGAAGTCATTGACTATCTCTAAGAACAATGGTAAGTTTGAGTACTTCTACTCTAACGCAAACGTAATTGTTGCAGCACCAGACAAATCTATTGAGATTGATAATCACTTTCAATTCCAGTTGTCAGCAGAAGATGTTAACATGATTATGAAGGCAGCAAATATTACAGCAGCGCCTACAATTTCAGTAACAGCTAAAGATGGAACAGTTGTATTGACTATCGGTGATAAGAAAAACGATACTGCAAATACTTATAAGAAAACAATTGGTGCAAGTGACGAATCATTTGAATGCCATATGTCTGTAGACAATTTTAAAATTGTTCCTGATGCTTATACAGTAACAGTCTCTAAAAAGAAATTGTTCCACTTCCAACATGCTACAAAGGCATTGGAATATTTTATCGCAATGGAACCCGATTCAGTAGTATGAATCCCGTAAATCGTAGATCATTTGCTAAAGGCCTAGGTATTCTGGGCCTTGTGGGTGCAGGTGTTGCGGGCTATAAAGAAACCAAAGAGCGACTTATGCCCGCACCTGATGAATTAGCATCTAAAGAAGTTGTTGCCGTATTAGAAGATCAAATTGCAACTCTCGCACTTAACGCAACATACGGTGAAAAGTTGCCACCTACATACACCCCCTACGGTCAATTTTATGTTACGGGCATAGGCCCTAATTATAAACCGGGAACTGAAAAACAAGTGCAAGCTAGAATGCAGGTTGGACCTGACGGAAAGCTATACGTTAAAGAGAATGACATTTGGCGTAAAATTTAATATTATGGAGTTATTATGGATATTCGTGAACAAGAGTTTTTGTGGGTTGAGAAGTATCGCCCACGCACATTAGCCGATTGTATTCTTCCTGCAGATCAAAAGAAGATCTTTCAGGAAATGCTCTCTAAAGGAGAGATTCAAAATATGCTATTGTGCGGTGGCGCAGGCATGGGCAAGACCACAATTGCTCGAGCATTATGTGAAGAATTACAAACAGACTATATCATCATTAACGGTTCAGAAGAATCTGGTATTGATGTTCTTCGTACAAAGATTAAACAGTTTGCTTCTACTGTTTCATTCAGCGGTAAGCCAAAAGTTGTTATTCTAGACGAAGCTGATTATTTGAATCCCAATTCTACTCAACCTGCTCTTAGAGCATTTATGGAAGAGTTCTCATCGAATTGCAGATTTATCTTTACTTGTAACTTTAAGAATCGTATCATCCCTCCGCTTCATTCTAGAACTGCAGTGGTTGAATTTAAGTTGCCTAAGTCTGAGAAGCCAAGAATCGCAGCTGCATTCTTTAAGCGTGTACTTGAAATTCTTAAGCATGAGGGTGTTCAAGCAGACGATAAAGTTATTGCAAAAGTAATTGAAAAGCATTTCCCCGATTATCGTCGTATTCTAAATGAATTACAGCGTTATAGTTCTTCGGGCAATATTGATGAAGGTATCCTTGTCAATATGGGTGAGATCAATATGCAAGAACTTACAGCTGCTCTTAAAGATAAAGACTGGAAGAAGATGCGCACATGGGTTGTTAATAATATTGACAATGACCCGCAGACGTTATTTAGAAAATTCTATGATACATTGAGTGATAACGTAGTACAGGTTCCTCAGCTTGTTTTATTACTTGCAGACTATCAGTATAAATCAGCATTTTGTGCAGACCAAGAAATTAATCTTGTTGCGTGTTTAACAGAAATTATGGCAGCGGTAGAGTTCAAATGATTGAACTATTAAAACCTACATTTGATTGGATTAAAGATGACTATACTAGCAATCGCTTTCGTTTTATCATTGAGTTTATTGCTTGGGGTATTTCTATTGGCTGTTCAATTACCATGGCTCTCACAGTCCCCAATCCGCCCTTACTTACTCTTTATCCTATTTGGATCATCGGCTGTGGTCTCTATGCTTGGGCTGCTTGGACTAGGAAATCTTTTGGGATGCTGGCTAACTACATGCTATTGGTAACGATTGATTCAGTTGGACTAATTAGGATGCTAGCATGAGTTTATTTGGAACCCCTGTAGAAAGACCAGCAGAAGTTCCATATAAGGCTCCTGCGATTTCACCCTTCGACTTCATTAATGCTATACATTATAGCAAAGATAACCTCATCGTAGATGATTGGTCGGAGAAACAGTATAACCCGTTTATCATTAATAAAGGACTATCTTACGGACACGACACAGTAATCCCTGCGAATGAGATGAATTCCCGCCCGCATCTTGAGAAAAAGATGCAGTTTTCGTTTCTTATAAATACAATTAGGCCCCGTAAAAGATTCAACAAATGGATCAAAGCGGACAAACTTGAATCGATCGAAGTAATTAAAGAATACTATGGATATAGCACAGAAAAAGCCCGCCAAGTACTCCCTCTTCTCGACGACTCAAAATTAGATTATTTAAGAACAAAACTAATAAAAGGTGGTCGTAATGGCTGAAGATATTTTTCACATTGATTATCCTGGGTACACTCCGCT